GAGACTTTTGCTTGAAGAGATTTCTGAACGGTTTAATAAGGAGCCAATTCACTCTTCAGATATTGAGTTTAGCGAAAGCTTTGCCGAAATAATGGACAGATTTATCGTGCTTCATATCAGAATGTGGAAGCTTGAAGACGCAATTGCCGACGCGAAAACAGACACAGAGGTCGCAGATCTGAAAAGGAAAGTAGATTACTGCTTCAAAGATCGCCGCCCCAAGTTGACAAAAGCTATTAATTCATACCTTGACGTTTATGTAAGTAAAAATAATATCAGAAAGTTTTCCGAAGAAAACGTTAAACTTTACAAGGGATTTACAAATTAAAATGAAAAAGGTAATCATTACTGGAGTCACTGGTCAAGATGGTAGTCATATGGCCGATTATCTTTTGGCTAACACTGACTTTCAAATTCTTGGCGCGGTTCGCAGACTAAGCGTTTCTAACCATAAAAACATCAGCCATATTTCCGATCCAAGATTTAAACTTATCGATCTTGATATCACAGATCCAGAAAGCGTAAATAGCGCGATTATGAAAAATAAGCCAGATTATTTCATTAATCTAGCCGCAAATTCTTTTGTCGGAACAAGCTGGGAGATGCCTGTTAATCATATGCAAACAAATTGCATGGGAGTGCTTTATCAGCTTGAGGCTATCAGAAAGTTTGCTCCAAATTGTAGATATTATAATGCTGGTTCTTCAGAAGAATTTGGCGATGTAGCTTTTAGTCCTCAGACTGAGTTTCATCCTCTTAGACCAAGAAGCCCATATGGCGCTTCTAAGGCTGCGGCAAGACAGGTAGTTAAGGTGTGGCGTGACTCTTATAACCTTTATGCCGTTCAGGGTTGGCTTTTTAATCACGAAGGCACCCGCAGAGGAATTGAGTTTGTGACCAGAAAAATTACAAGAGGGGTCGCATCAATTAAAAAAGCTATTGACTCAAATAATTTCATTCAAGCTATAAAGCTTGGCAACCTTGATTCAAGGAGAGATTGGAGTGATGCTGAAGATTTTGTTCACGGAATTTGGCTGATGCTGAATCAGGAAAAGCCGAAGGATTACGTACTTTCTTCCGATGAGACACATACAGTCAGAGAGTTTGTTGAACTCTCATTTGCAGCGGCTGATATCGAAGGTCAGTGGCTAGGTAACAGAGGAACGACCGAGGAAGTGTTCATTAACAAAGATAGCAGACTTCCTATGGTTATGATTGACCCAAAGTTTTTCCGTCCAGCAGAGGTTGAGCTTTTACTTGGCGATTCCACCACTGCCAGAAGCGAACTTGGCTGGCAACCAAAAACAAGTTTCTTTCAGCTCGTAAAGAAAATGACACTGAATGATCTTGCTCAATGAACCACATTTTAAATTACTGCGTATTTAATGAATTTAATTATTCTAGATTAAATATTAAGAAAGATTTAAATGACGTAAATCTTTTTAGAAACGAAATTCACTGCTCCATCTCTAGGGATGGAGTTCGTGTTTTAAGAAAGTCAAATTGGATTGACGAGATAAGATTGAATTTCTTTATCCAGTTTACGAGCGCGACTATTAAGCAGTATAACTTATCCGATCTTAATTTTGAGGCTATTGTGAATTTTAACGATGGTCCACAAAACGATTCAAAAGAAACGCGACTTTGTTTCGCTCGCCCAAGAAATAGTCCGCACATCTGTATTCCAGATTCTCATTTGCCGCGAGTAGTTAGCATATGCAATCATATAGAAAGTATCGACACCCCACTTGAAGAAAAACTAGATAAGGCCGTGTTTTACGGCTCAGACACTGGTGCCAAGCACAATGGCTCAGTTCAAAGAATTAATCTTTGCAGAAGATACAGATACCATCCACGGGTAGATGCTAGGATAACAAATTTTGTTGAATTCCCATTTGAAGATGAGATTGCTGGGCCTTATACAAGTATTGCTGACCAATTAAAATATAAATATATTTTAAATATAAATGGCAACACCACTTCTTGGGAAAGATTGATTTGGGCTATGAAGTCAAATTCAGTTTGCATCTACGTGCGTCCACCATCTTATCAAGATGAGATTTCTTGGTATTACCATATGTTCGATATCCTTCAGGGAGTGATTTATGTCGATGAATACTCTATTCAAGAATTTATGGTCAAGATTGGCACCGATAAAAATTATATTCAATCAATTAAAAATTGCCAAAAATACTTGGCAAATATCCTTGACAAGCCCGATATACATACCGCATACTTTTCCGCAATCCTAAAATCTTACAACAGTCACTACAATGGAGGAGGCGATGTACAAAAACTCAGTTAAACTAATCGGTATCTATGGCGACGATCTTACTCACGCTTGTTCTGCTTGGACTTCAACCAGCCGCGATATCAACGAAGAAAAAAAGGGCCGAATCGGGGATCTGCTCAAGATGCTGGCCGAAAACGGTCATCACACCCCATTTGAAAAGTCATCACTACACTTCTTGATTAAGACCGACATTGCTTCTCATATTCACCTTATCAAGCACAGGGTTGGCGTTTCCGTTAACGGAGAATCGGCAAGATACAAAGAAATCAAGGAGGATGATTTTCTAATCCCAGAAGATTGGCCTGATACTTGGAAAGATATCCTATCCACTCACACAGAGAGGGGTATGGATCTATACCATAAGTGCATAGACGATCTAGTTAAGAACTTTGGGTTCACTAGAAAACGAGCCAAGGAATCCGCACGATTCTTTCGGGGGTACAATACCCAGATCACTAGTGATGTAATGTTTAACTGGCGTTCGTTTTATCACTTCTTAAATCTTCGTAATAAACAAGATGCGCAAGTAGAGATTCGCAACATTGCGAGTCAAATGCTAGAACTCGTAAAAGAAACTAACAAGTTCCCCCTTACAATACAAGCTTTCAAGCTTTAAGTGTAAATAGTGGTGTGACCACTGAACTCATAAGCCTGTTTGGCGGGGCCATAACAGGCTTTATTTTTAGAATAATTGCATTAAAGGCAGAAGAGAGTAAGAGCCGCTTTGACCGGATGATGAGCGCAATCGATAAGCAAGACGAGTCTGCTGACAAAGCGGCAAACAGAGACCCCGATTTCGGGAAGGTAATCAGGCGAATGATCGTAATGTCCGTGATATTCTCTATCGTAATATCTCCATTTGTGATGGCTATCCTTGGAATTCCAACTTACTTAGAGGTAAGTTATCAAGATGGCGGCGGGCTTTTTGGACTTCTAGCAGATAAGACAAAAACCGCTTTTGTAGAAATATCTGGTAATTTAATTACTACTGAGATTAGACAGTGCCTGATAGCTATTACTGGATTTTATTTCGGATCTGCTGCCGCAGCAAATAAGTCTTAAAAGACTTGACAAGGTTGGGTATAGTCGGTGAAGCTAGGTTATGAAGCAAAGGATCAATAGGCGAAATTATATTAATAATTTTGTCAACATTCCTAAGAATGCTGGCAAAGAATTCTGGATCAAAGAGTTGGTCTTGTTCAAGAGACTTGAAGCTATCTACGGTATTGAGTTTCTTTCGCAATTCGTTCCTCCAGAAAAGATTGCATCTCTTGCAATGTTCTTTTCTGACTATGGCAAGAAAAAGCTTGAAAGCTACAAGAACCAATTTTACTATCGTCCAGAAGTAATCGAGCGCCCAGTAATCTCTGAAAAGGTTGGAGATGACGCTCAAATCAAAACTAAAAAAACACTTAGGGATTTTCTACAATGACCAAGAAGGCAAAAGAAGAACAGAAGGAAGATGGTATTTCATCCAAGAGTATTCTTGGAGATTTTTTAAAGTCTAACAAGGAAGACCACTATAATTTTGAAGAGTCTGTTAACTATAAGGTTTCAACAGGCTCTCTTAATCTAGATATGCAAACTGGTGGAGGTCTAGGACCGGGGCTCCATCGCTTCGTAGGATTTACCGAAGGCGGCAAGACTTCTGCATCGCTTGAGGTAATGCGAAACTTCCTCAATACCGTCCCAAACTCAAAAGGCTTTTATATCAAGGCTGAGGGTCGTCTGTCGCCAGAGATGCAAAAGAGAAGCGGAGTTAAGTTTGTATTTGACGCATCCGAATGGGAAGATGGAACTTGCTTTGTTTTTGAATCAAATATCTACGAGACGGTTGTAGATGCCATGCGAAAACTCATTATGAATAATGATGAGAAGAATAAGTATATGTTTATTATTGATTCGGTTGACGGACTGATTGCAAAAAATGATATGGGTAAGACATTTGAGGAGTCAGTAAAGGTGGCAGGCGGCGCAGTAATTGCCGCTAATCTTATGAAGAAGATCTCAATCGCGCTTACCAAGCGCGGTCATATGGCGATTTTCATCTCCCAAGTAAGAAGCGATATCAAGCTTGACCCATACAGTTCAGCGCCAATTCGCCAAACATCAGCTACCGGCGGCAATGCGCTGCTCCACTTTGCTAATTTTATTTTCGAATTCGAAGCTCGCTTTGAGGGAGATGTTATTCTCAAAGACCCAAATATAAAGAAGCCAGATCCCGTAAAGAATCCAATCATTGGACACAATTGCAAGATTTATATCAAGAAGAGTCCAAACGAGAAAAGTAAGAACAGAGTAACATATCCAATTAAATATGGGCGCTCAAATGGTCGCTCAGTATGGCTTGAGAAGGAGATTGTCGATATGCTTCTTACTTGGGAGCTTGTGAGCCGTGCTGGCGCTTGGTATACTGTATCAGAGGATCTGATTAAGATCGCGAAGGATATCGGGGTAGATATGCCAGAAAAGTTCCAAGGCGAAAATGCCGTATTCGAATTCGTTGAAGCTAACGAAAATCTGACTAAGACCCTACACAAGTACTTCATTAATATTATAGCTGAGAATTCAGCGAATGAAGTTTAAGACCCTAAACGGCAAAGAGCGCTTTCTCAAGAACGCTAAAAAATATATAATTAATTGGGAAGCGAAGTCAAAGAGTAATATCCAGTGGAGAGTAAAGCAGTTTTTGCTCTCCTACTGGAAGTACGACGTTGTGTTTGAGGAGATCAGGGTCGTTGGAACTCGCCTATCTCTTGATATTTATAATGCAAATAAAAAGATAGCAGTAGAGGTTCAAGGCAAGCAGCATCAGACTTATAACCCCTACTTCCACGGTAACGACCGGCGAAAGTGGCTATCTCAGCTTCGCCGCGACGATTTAAAGCTGCAATTTTGCTTGACAAACGGGATAAAGCTGGTAGAAATCTACGAGACAGACCTTATCTGCAAAGAGACCTTCGAAAAACAAGGAGTCATTTTATAATGAGCGAATCCTCAAAGGATAAAGAATTTCTATTCCCACCAGAAATGGTGGAACAGATCTATGAACTCTCTGGCGGCGCAGAGAACTTCAAAGGTCTAATCTTGTGCGTTTGCACACAAAACGGCGTGCCTCAAATCTTCACTAGATTTGATTCTGTAGTTACTTCTCTTGGGCTTAAAAAAGCCCTTGAAGAATACCTGAACTCTGAAGAGATGGATGTTAGAGACGACGAAATCTAATGCTTTATTCACTAGAAGTAGAGAAGCAGCTTTTAGCTGGCCTCATCCAGCACCCAGACGCATACGCAGAGATCTGCGATTTCATTTCTGAGGCTGACTTTTATTGCGAAGAAACAGTAGTCCATAAAACGATCTACCATATTCTTCGCAAGTGCATGGAGGGCAACGAAAAGCTTGACGAGATAATTATTGCCCAGCGAATCAAGGAGATCGGAATATCCTTTGAGGATAATATTGATATCTTTGATTACCTCCGCTCGCTCGCCCTAAGAAAGACCAACAAATCCACCGCAGTTTCTGCGGCGAAAGAGATTAAAAAATACTCTATTCGCCGCACAATCCACAGGTCAGCCTTGGATGTTGCGGACAAGATGAAGAAGATCGCCCCCGATTCTTCATATCAAAAGATCATCGAAGAGGCTGATTCGGCATTTAATAAGACAATTAATCTTTATGAAAACAATGATGAAAAGCCTGTTAACATCTTTGAGGAGATGGAGAATGTCATTGAAGAGCGCGGCAACAACCCTATTACTGAATTTGGCTTCTTGGGGCCATTCCCAACTGTTAACAAGATTTACGGCTCTCTTCTGAGACCCGGTAATATCTCAGTTATCGTTGCCCGATCCGGTGTAGGTAAGACTCTGCTTGCCCTTAACTATTCTACAAAGGTTTCGGCTAAGTACGATGTTCCAGTTCTTCACTTTGATAACGGAGAAATGAGCAAGGAAGAAGTGATTATGCGGCAATGCGCTGCTCTTAGTCACGTTCCTGTTCACTTGCTTGAGAGCGGTCTCTGGCGTAAAGCTGGAGCGGAAACTGTTGATAAGGTCAGGGCTACTTGGAATCAAATCAAGAACTTAAAGTTTTATTATTATAATGTCGGTGGTATGACCACGGATCAAATGATCAATAATCTTAAGAGGTTTTACTACTCTAAGATTGGTCGCGGAAATCCACTCATCTTCAGCTTTGACTACATCAAACCCTCTGCTGATGCCGATAGCGGTAAGCCAGAATGGCAAGTCATTGGCGATATGTTGAACAAGTTCAAGAAGACTCTTCAGCGAGATATCGTTCAAGATCAGAAGCCTTGCATCACGATGTTCACTTCTGTTCAATCGAATCGAAGCGGTGTTACAACCAACAGAGCGGCAGACGCAATCAATGACGACGAAAGCATTGTATCAATGTCTGACCGCATCACTCACTACTGCTCTCATATGGCGATCCTTCGCCAAAAGACCGTTGACGAGCGGGCAGAAGAGGGTCAAGACTTTGGCACTCATAAATTAATTTTTGTTAAAAATCGATTCTTAGGATCTGACGTTGCCGGTGCTGTTGAGCCAGTCAGAATGCCAGATGGCACCTTGAAGCGTAATTTTATCAATCTTCGTTTTAACAACTTTGACGTTGAAGAGCGCGGCGATCTGCGCGATATTGTCCGAGCAATGGACACTGGTATCAGCCCACTTGAACAAAATAATGAACAGAACGATGTCCCAAACTTCAATTGATTCGTTTCAGCTGAAGACCTCGCTTGAGTCTTTGGGGTACAATCTTAAAGACTATGGAAGCTACTGGAGAACAAGAGCCCTTTATCGCGGTGGCGATAATGGTACAGCTGTAAAGATTTACAAGAACAGCGGCGTTTGGACAGACTATGCTGCCAATGGTTCCAAGAGCTATCCAATCCAAAATT